CTCTCCTGCACTTTAAGTGCAGGAGAGGCAGAAGTTACTTGGGACAAAAGTAGTAGAATTTTCTATTGAATGTTGTTCTTCGGAACAACTCCTCATATAGCGAGTTCGCCCTATTTTTGGGCTTCAATTATCTAGACACCCGTCCCTGGGTGCATTTTGAACATTAACAATGTTCCTTCTGGCCTGATTGACCAGTAGTATAGAAGTGAATAAATAGACAAATCACTTCATGTATTCTTATTTTTTGATATTGCCCTTAGTCTATTCGGCAAAGAAATATAGAATCATGAACGCGCTGAAGAGCGTCGATCTTAAATACTTGTTGCGCTTAGGAAGCGCAGATCATAAATATCCAGTGTTATATTGTTGAAATTAGTTACTATTGTAACGTATGACACGACAACTTATTTCCTATCACAGTACATCGTTCGAGGAATTGAAAAAAGGAACGAGGTGCTAAAGCTGTAATCAACAGCAGATACTTTATATGGTAGTACCAGAATTGTATGCTCATATCCGTAGGGTCACCTAAGCAGTGCTTTACGAAGAATTGTCAACGAATTAATTCTGTTGGTGCGCGTGTAGTCGTATAACTCTACACAAACTGCCCACGCGGGGAGAAATCACTCGAAATTTTCGATGTCATTATCCACGCGGAACCGTAGAATCGGGTACTGTGCCTATTTGAAAGAGCTTGCTCTTAGTAGACAGTTAAAAACCTTTATGGTGAATAACCCCCGGTTCGCTTGTTGAACAAACAAACCCCCCCCCCCGGTGGTTTGTTGTTCGCAGCGGTTGGCAATTCATTTTATTAATCATGAATAGTCAATCAAGTGAACAGCAAACGAGCGCTTTTAGCGCACTATATGTTATTTTGGTACTGTGTACCCTTTGTATTTTGTATGTGTCATTTCTCGTAGTGAGAAAGAGTGCGGAAAGCCATTCTGATAAACAGCTGGCTCGGATGAAGTTCAGGCGCAATAGGCGTGCTGACAAGGTGGAAACGGAAAAGGCGGTGCGCAGACTCTTGCAAAGTGATGTAAGAAAAACTGCGAAGCATAAGAAGAGCACGGAGAACGTCATTCGTAGACTTCCCCTAGGTGCTAATTGCCTCAATTCACATGGATGGATTGAGGACAAAAAATGGACAGCCATTCGGTCGTTGGCATATCAGCATTGCGTAGATGATAAGAGTAAGAAATTTATTTCAGCTCTATTCTTTTGCGCTTTAACATGCTGGCATGCTACGTCTGATATTGCTGTCGTTTCTGCTATCATGCAATTCGTTAATTCGGAGCTTTCAGGTCGTGGAGGTGTTGTCGATGATATTTGGCAAATCCTTATGAAAATGAAAGGTGTGAGTGATGTAGAAACGTGTGATTTTGACACTTTACGCAGTCACAGCTTGAAGGATAACTTGATGACGAGCATTTCCATGTTGCGTTCCGATTGGAAGCAATTTAAGAATATGCCCTTATTCAATGATTTCCATCATTTGTTGTGTGCGTTAACTGTCTTTGGTTTGTTACCTCCAAAAAACACAGATGTCAACATCGGTAGTATTCGTCTTTTCAGTGTTCGCACTCAAGATTTGACTATGAATGCTGCAGATGCTTTTGATGCTGTGTTTAATGTTGTTACGTACTTGTTTGAAAGTGGTGTTTATGCCTTTTCCACCAAATCATTGCGACCCTTCTTCTTTGAAGATAAGGAAGCTCTTGAGATTGACTTGGAATATGTCCGGCTAGCACCCATGATAGATCACATTGTCACAGGTAATTTGGAAAAATTGTACTCGAAAACTGATAAAGAACTCGAAGAAGAGATTACTGATTTATTCGATCGATTGAAAAGATTGAGTAGTACTGTGAAAGGACCTATGCGGCAAATTATTCTAAGGAAAATGGAAAATGTTGCCCGTTGGTTGGATAAAGTGATTGATGCACGCATTGCATGTGGATCGCGAGAAGCACCATACTCACCTGTTATTGTGGGAGATTCCAATATTGGAAAAACATCTCTCACTCAAGTTATAGCTCGTGAAATTGGTGTTCGTCAGGGTTTTAATACCACCGCTCGCTACCAATGTGTGATCCAAGGAAATGATAAATTCTGGACATCTTACAAAGGTTATACCGAAGTCGTCATTTTGGATGATTTTGGTAATACCAAGGTAGATTACATGCAGGAAGATGAGGGTTCCAAGCAAATTATGATAAAGAACAATCAGATGTGCTATGCTCCTAAAGCTGATGTTAGCGAAAAAGGACGCATTTCTGTGCAACCGAAATTGCTTCTGATCAATTCCAACGCAGAATCCATGCTATCGGAAATGTCAGTTTGTCCTTATTCCCGCTATAGGCGTGGTGATGTATATATTCGTGCAGTTGTGCGCGATGAATATGCACGCGTCGTTGAAGGCGAGAAAAAGAATGAAATTGATGCCATGAAAGTACAGGATTTACATGCGCGACGTGATGAGAACGGACAGTATATGTTTAATGAACGTGGAAAGGTTATTATTGATCTACCCACTTTGCCAAATTTGTGGCACATTACTCTACAAAAGCCTTACGAACTTAAGTTGGCTCCTGTCCAGGAAGAACCTAGATCAAAGGTTCCTCGCCGCATTGGAAGTGTCGAACCTCCACCCCGGGCTAAATCCCGTAAAACTGAGATGAGTTCCACGATTGGTTGGAAGAATGTCACTTACATGAAGGACAATGTCCTTAAAGAGGCTACTGGACTGACTATCTTTGAGGCTTTGGATGTTATTAACTCTGAAGCTAACACTTTTTACTCATTGCAAGCTGGAGTTGTTGATATGACTCACCGCATGGATAGTGACTATGTGCTTTGTCCTTGTGGATGTGGCACTAGCTCCGTTTACTGCTCAAGTTTGAAGGCATTGTCGCCTCCTGACGAAAGTATGGAGAGTCACAGTTTGATGGATTTCGTCGGATTTGCTCAACGTGAGATCACTACACAAGTAGAGGATGCTAAATTCTCTTTTTGGTCGTGGTTTGATAGAGCTATTCCTGCAAAGAAAGTACAGAACCCTGCACAGAGTATTGCGCATTTGCTGCTCCGCTTCGTTTCGAGATTTACACCAGTGTACTCCGAGATGATTATGCAATTGGAAGAAACTATGTTAGATTTTTCTAATACGCAGCTATTGCGCTTGTACCAACAAGCAGTCAAATGTTCAGCTTTTGACGTCACCTTTTGGATTCCTGACGTTCTGTATGATTCTTGGCTTGTTCGTGATCTGGTGCATTGCATTATTGCAAAGCGACAGGTTTTCGTAACATACAAGTATTTATTGTATGGTTTAGTCATCCCGAGTCTATTGATGGTGATCGGTAGTGTCATTATGTTTTGGCGCTACCCACTCATTATCTTTTTGATGTGTGTTTTGATTATCGCAGTCGATTGTTGTGTTTATCAACGATTGATTGAGATGTCAAAGGATGCTCTGGCACGAAGTATTGCTAAGCGCAATGAGAGTTTATCTCCAGCGCTAAAGGCGTTCAAGAAGACCTATTGTGCGTATATTTTCTACGGACTAGGTATTGCCGTATCCATTATGGCTATCTTGAAAGTTGCTAAGAGTTTGAGAGATATTCTGACAGTTGAGTCTGGAAGTCTTTTACATCCCACTAGTGCTGACGACATTGCAACGCGTGATGCGCTCCCAAATGAATGGAGTGAAGTAGCGCGTGTGACATGTGTACCAGGAACTGCCACGGCTGTTCAATTACTGGATCTTGCTAAACGCAACACTTTTTGTGCTCGTGTTCATGGAACTACTGGTACACGTGTTGATCGAACAGTTGTGCTCCACAATGGAATGTGTGTTTTACCAAAGCACTCTTTCGTTGGCATCGGATCTTGTTTTAAACTTGAACTGCGCAGAGATAATTGGAAAGTTGATATTCCTCTTGATGAGAAGAACACTTGGTTGCATCCCGAAAAGGACATAGCCTGTGTTTATAGTGCTCGGATCTATGGAAAGAACTTACTCAAACATATGCGCCAGTCCGATGTGCGTGATGCTCGTTTGCCCTTTCAAGGGTCCAATATTATGTATTCCATTTTGAAATTGGATAACACATGGTATCAGGATTCTGCGATCGGATACTGGCAATCACATATTCAGGCTACTGAAGGCTCATTCTGTGGATGGCGATACACTAGCTCAATTGAATCTCAACCTGGCTTCTGTGGAAGTCCAATGGTTGTCCAGACAGGTGATGGATGGCGTTTTGCTGGAATCCACCTCGCTGGAAAGGATACAAATTCCGCTTGTGGTAGTGTTTGTTTAGAAGACTATCAGGCGGCATGTGCTAAGTTCGCTGTTTTACCAGATATAGCAGATGAAGGAGTTCTCTCCAACACTGTTATTGGTCAGAAAGATGCTGTGAAACTAGATGCACCTATGGATGACTCCTCGCCATTGAAGTGGCGTGAAGGCGATATTAATTACGTTCATTTGGGTTCCGCTGGTGCTACATCGAAGTTTTACTCGTCTGTTGAGCCTAGTTTGATTGCGAAGACTGTTGAAGAAGTCACTGGCGTCAAGAATAACTATGGTCCACCTATGACCAATCCGTGGTACCAACCATACCATTTGGATTTGGATAAACGTGCGGATCAACCACTGGGCTTCAGTATTAACGAGATTAGCATTGCGCGTGAGGATTATATTCGTGTGTTGTCAAAGACATATAACGAGATGCATCCTGATGTGCGAGCTAGTTTAGTCCACCGTCCCTTGGATAATGTTGAAATCATGTTTGGAATTGATGGGTTGAAGTTCGTAGATCGTATGAATTTCGCTACCTCACTTGGATTTCCTTACACAGGTTCGAAGAAGAAAGCCTGTGTTTTGGATGGTAGTGGTGTACCTGTTGATTTTGAACCATGGGTGTGGGAAGAAGTTGCTGTTGTTGAGAACATGCTAATGCATGGACAACGTGCAAATCAACCCTTCAAGACATCCCTGAAAGATGAGATCACGAAGCAATATAAGGATGATGGTGAACGCAATACGAAAGTACGTGTGTTCACTTGTGCTCCCATTACCTTGCAAATCCTGATTAGAAAGTATTTCTTGCCAGTTGCCGCTTTTATGTCGCGCTTCCCGTTGAGAAGTGAACAAGCGGTTGGTATTAATGCGTCTGGTCCTGATTTCCATGAACTTATAGAGTATCTTAAAGTTAATGGTGACAAGGTTGGCTATGTTGCTGGTGATTTCTCCAAATATGATCTTGGTATGTCGCCGGATGTAATTTTGGCTGCTTTTGGTTGTATGATTGACATTGCTCGGCTCATGAAATTTGAAGAACGAGATTTGTTTCTTATGCAAATGATTGCAAACGAAGTTGCCAATCCGGTTGTTGCGTATCATGGAGAACTTATCCGCTTATCGGGTAGCAATCCATCTGGGCAAAATATGACTGTGTACATCAATGGTATTGTGAATGCAATTTACCACCGATGTGTCTACAATCGTGTTGTAACAGACAAGTCACTGTTATTCGAAGATAATGTTCGTGTAACTTTTTATGGTGACGATAGTTTGTTTGCCCCAAGCCAACAAGTGAGTGATAAATTTCATTTTAACACACTTTCCGCAGAGTTTGCGCGTGTCGGTATAAAATACACACCCGCAGACAAATCGGATAGTGCACCTGATTTTGTTCCACTTGAGGAAGTTGATTTCTTGAAACGTACTCCTATATACAACCCTGATTTGAAGATGTATTTGGGAGCTCTGTCGACAGAGTCGATTCTGAAATCCTTATTTTGTTCTGCCAGTGATACGCTTCCCGCTAACATTGCATCTGGAGTTAATCTGGATGGTAGTATTCGCGAGATGTTCAATCACGGGCGCGGACCTTATGAGGAATGGCGAAATAAAGTCCATACTATAGCTTCCACACACAATTTGGGTGCGTTCATTAACAACCTCAATACGTCGTATGATAGCTATATGGCAAATTTTGTACGTAAGTACCTCCCCGAGCCTGAATCTCATTAAACTTGTCATAAACGCGTACTGCCGCGCGTTGTGTTAAAGAGCAGACTACATATTTGGATACCATTTTCGTGATCATTTTTCTCGTAGATCGCGGAGATAGGCTTTATGTTTTAGGAATTAGATGTATTTACATAGGATTTGTCCACCAATTTTGAGATCGTGCTGTA